AGGTTCAGAACTTTATCAAAATTTTTTAGATTATAAAACATCACGTCAAGATTGGGAACAAACTTATACTCAAGGTTTAGATTTACTTGGATTTAAATACGATCAAAGAACAGAACCATTTCAAGGAGCAAGTGGTGCAACTCATCCAGTATTGGCAGAAGCAGTTACACAATTTCAAGCTTTAGCTTACAAAGAATTATTACCAGCAGATGGACCAGTTAGAACTCAAATAATTGGAAACTCTTCTAGAGAAAAAGAAGATCAAGCTGTACGTGTTAAAGATTTTATGAACTATCAAATTATGGATGTCATGAGAGAATATGAACCAGAGTTTGATCAAATGTTATTTTATTTACCTTTATCAGGATCTACTTTTAAAAAAGTTTATTATGATGATTTACTTGGAAGAGCTGTTTCTAAATTTGTACCAGCAGAAGATTTAGTTGTTCCTTATTCAGCAACATCATTAGATGATGCTGAAGCAATCATGCATACAATAAAAATTTCTGCAAATGAATTAAGAAAACAACAAGTTGCAGGATTTTATAGAGACTTAGATTTATTACCAAGTGATGATTCTGTTACAGATACATCTGATGTAAAATCAAAAGAGAGAGAAATTGAAGGAGTTACTAAATCGGGTTATGAAGATATCTTTACATTAGTAGAATGTCATGTAAACTTGGATCTCGAGGGCTTTGAAGATCGTGATCCCAACGGGGAAATGACTGGAATTAAACTTCCTTACATTGTGACGATAGAAGAAAGCTCTCGTGAAATTTTATCTATTCGTAGAAATTATGAAATAGGTGATGTTAAGAAAAATAAAATTCAATACTTCGTTCATTTTAAATTTTTACCGGGTTTAGGATTTTATGGATTTGGTTTAATTCATATGATCGGTGGGCTATCAAGAACAGCCACATCTGCTTTAAGACAATTAATTGATGCAGGAACTTTATCTAATTTACCAGCAGGATTTAAAATGCGTGGTATTAGAATTAGAGATGATGCTCAATCTATTCAGCCAGGTGAGTGGAGAGATGTAGATGCTCCAGGGGGAAACCTTAGAGATGCATTTATGACTCTACCTTACAAAGAACCTTCTCAAACTTTATTACAATTAATGGGAGTCGTGGTTCAAGCAGGTCAAAGATTTGCTTCTATTGCTGATATACAAGTAGGTGATGGTAATCAACAAGCAGCAGTAGGTACAACCGTAGCTTTACTTGAAAGAGGAAGCAGAACAATGTCTGCTATACATAAAAGATTGTATGCCTCATTAAAATTAGAATTCAAATTATTATCAAGAGTATTTAAATTATATTTACCAGAAGAATATCCTTATGATGTTGTGGGTGGACAAAAAAATATTAAGCAAGCAGACTTTGATGATAGAATAGATATTGTTCCAGTCGCTGATCCAAATATATTTTCACAAACTCAAAGAATTAGTTTAGCACAAACTGAATTACAACTTGCTCAATCTAATCCTCAAATTCACAATCTGTATGAAATTTACAGAAAAATGTATGAAGCATTGGGAGTAAAAGATATTGATAAAATTTTAATTCAACCTGCAAGACCAATGCCTAAAGATCCAGCATTAGAACATATTGATGCTCTAGGTGGACAACCTTTTCAAGCATTTAGAGGACAAGATCATAGAGCACATGTCACTGCGCATTTAAAATTTATGTCAACTAACATTGCAAAAAATAATCCGATGATCATGGGATCATTAGAGAAAAATATTTTTGAACATATTTCTTTAATGGCTTTAGAACAAGTTGAGTTAGAATTTGCACAAGAGTTACAACAAATACAAATGTTATCTCAAAATCCTCAAGCTTTACAAGATCCACAAGTGCAAGCACAGGTTCAAGAGTTTCAAATGAAATTGGAATCAAGAAAAGCAATTTTAATTGCTGAGATGATGGATGAATTTATGAATGAAGAAAGAAAAATAACTTCTCAATTTGATAATGATCCTATTGCTGCATTGAAATCAAGAGAACTTGATCTACAAGCCCAAGAAAATGCTAGAAAAAAACAAGAGGGGCAAGAGAGAATTAACTTAGATAAGATGAGAGCAATGATGAATCAGATGAATACACAAGAAAAACTTGAACAAAATGAAGATTTAGCTGAATTAAGAGCTGCAACTTCTATTGCAAAACAGCAGTTTTCTAATATGAATAAGAAAATACAATAATTATTGTTAAATAATAAAAAAGGAGTATAAATATGATTATGAAAATGACAAAACCACAAAAAAAGATTGGTAAAGTAATGAGAGAGTTTAAAAAAGGTGAACTTAATATTGGTCAATCTTCAAAAAAAGTAAAAAGTCCTAAACAAGCAATCGCTATTGCATTGTCTGAAGCTGGAAAAAGCAGAAAACAAATGGCAGTGGGTGGATTAGCTAATTCAACAAGAACTTTTACAGCAGATTCAAAATCAAAAGAAGTAAACTTTGATAAATTTACAGACAAGCAAGGAAATTTACTTGGTGGAATTGATATTGAAATGTCTAACCCTCAAGAAACTCAAGTTCAAGAAGTTCAAGGTCAAGGAAGTATTCTTTCAGAGAAAAAAAGATCAGCAAAGTGGTATTAAGCTATGATTCAAATGTTAGGAGCTGTAGCACCTCTCGCAAAAATCTTATTTAGCACAATTGAAAAATCAGTTCCTGATAAAGATTTACAAGCAAAGTTAAAAGCAGATCTACAAACTCAATTACTACAATCTAATACACAAGAATTACAAGCTGCAGCAAAAATTATTGAAGCTGAAGCTAAAGCTGGATGGTTTGCATCTAGCTGGAGACCTTTATTAATGTACGTATTAATATTCATTTTAGTTTGGAATTATATATTAGGACCAGTACTATTATTTTTTTTTAAAGCTTCTATAACTATAACTCTTCCAGGTGATGTTTGGACATTATTACAAATAGGTCTTGGAGGTTATGTTGTGGGCAGAAGTGCAGAATCGGTGGCACGCACTATGGCGAATAAACCGGTAAATAATAACCAAGAAAACGGATAAGGAGTTAACATGAGAAACGATTACGGGATAAGACCAAGAGCAAAATTAAAAAAAGGTAGTTTTCCAGATTTAAATAAAGATGGAAAAATTACTAAAGCAGATATTTTAAAAGGAAGAAAAGTTCCTGGTTTTAAAAAAGGTGGCATGTCAAAAAAAGCTGACATGATGACCAAAGATATGTCTGAAAAGAAAAAAGGCAAAATAATGAAGAGTAAAAGATAATGGCTTCTAAACGAGATAAATATATAGCTCTTTCTAAAAGAGGTGGTGGAAGAAAAGATTTTGTTAAACTATCTTTTGATGAGGGTTTTACAAAAAAAGAAACACCTGCCCCTGTAAAAAAAGGTAATCTTGCTACTAAAGCTTTTGCTAAAGCTTCTTCTTTAGATATTGATGGAGAAAAGAAAACAGAAATATTTAAAAATTTAAATAAATTAAATAAAGCAGGTAAACTAGGTTCTAAATTTATACCTGGAGTTGGAATTGCTTCATCTATTTTTGGTGCAGATGAACTAGGTGCATCAGAACGTCCTCTATCTGATGAGCAGATGTCTGAAATAAATCAAATGGAAGAATATGGAGAAAAAGAAGAATATAAAAAAGGTGGAAGAGTTAAAAAAGCTAAAGGTGGACTTATAAAAGGTTTTCCTAAAGTTGCAATAAGAGGTTATTAATGGCTAAACTTTGTCCAAGAGGAAAAGCAGCAGCAAAAGCAAAATTTGCAGTCTATCCAAGCGCATATGCAAACATGTATGCATCTGCAGTTTGTTCTGGAAAAATAGTTCCAGGCGGACGTAAGAAAAAAATGGGTGGTGGTAGTATTTCTCAAGAGAGAAAAATGGTATCTAATTATAAACAAGGTGGCGTTGCAAAAGGTTGCGGCGCTGTAATGGAAAAAAGAAGAAAAGTAACTAAAAAATATTAATATGGGTTTACGTAAGTGGGTCCAAGAGAACTGGGTTGATATTGCAAATAAAAAATCTGACGGTTCTTATCCTAAGTGTGGAAGAAGTGGTGGAGAAAAAAGAAAAAATTATCCTAAATGTGTTCCTATAGCAAAAGCTAGAGCTATGAGTAAAGGTCAAAGAGCTTCCGCTGTTAAAAGAAAACAACAAGCTTCTAATACAGGTCCTAAACCTTCTAATGTAAAAACATTTGCAGGTAGAAAAGACATGAGATCAGGAGGATTAGTATAATGGGTGATATTGCATTAAGAGGACAAGGTAGAGCAATGCTTGCAAATGGATCAACTCCAGCATGGCAACGTAAAGAAGGTAAATCTCAATCGGGTGGATTAAATAAAAAAGGTATTGCATCTTATAG